GTAGGTGTAGCACCAGAACCTAATAGAAAGACTGCTGCTTCCTCTACAGGCGCTTGTGTACTTAGATTAATATTACCACTTGAAACATCAAAGGTGAATGTCTGAGTGTAAAAGAAGGGATCATACTCACTAACTTTTCTACGGAATTGATCATATCCAATTTGGCAGTACAACTCTACATTGGCTGCAGTAATAAAAGTTGTATCAGCTTCATCAGTAAAGTCTTTAAACAGTTGCTTAATTTCTCCTGTATTCATATCAACCTCCTCCTCCTACGCCACCGCCCATGGCTGCTTCAGCACCTCTGGCTGCAGCCTCCTCGGAAGTTGCAGGCTGCCCAGGACCTCTACCTTGAGTTTGCGCAGGACGATTAAAGAAGGAAAGATCTTTATCCATAGCAGCCTTAGCCTTAGCCTTTTTAGCAGCAGCCTCTGCACCTTGTTGTTTGGCAGCTTGAGCACCACCAGACTTAAGTTGTTGTAGCTGCGCCTTCTGTCCCTTGGCTGGGAATATCTGTCCATAAATCTTGGATACATGCTGTTGCAAATGTGGTGAGAGTTCATAGAAGTCGGGACTTCTAATGTACTCGGCAAAGACTCTCTCAATTAAATCTAGATCATCTGTTGGGAAGAATTCAATTCCTCTTCCTGCGACAGCAGCTTTAAGCATGTCCTGAGCGTGTGACATGGTGGCTAGTTTATCTAGGATAGACTTGTTGTCTGTCTTAAAGTGTAATTCAGCAGCAGCCTCGTCCTTATCAATAATACCCATTTCAACCATGTCTAGTATTCTTTGCTTCCTGTCCATAGTTTCATCTCGGAAGAGTGATCCGGCTTCGATAAAGATCTCAGGAGTATCAACAACTTCGGTCGATGAAATACTCTTGAATACAACTGAACCTTGACCATCCAACATTCTCATCATCTTTGGTTTATCGTAATATTCCTTCATGAAGATTAGAATTGTTTTAGCTATATTCTGTACAGCATATTCAATATTCTGTTGTGTTACTTGAAGTTGCGAAGTATCGTTTTCAGAAAGAGCATTAATAGAAGCAGCAGAGTTGATACCTACAGCCCTCTTTCCAACTGATGTTGAATGTAGTCCAGCAACATCTAGCATTTCATTTTGCAATTGCTGAATATGGTTCATAACATACTGTGGTAATCCAGCACCAGCAATCTGTTGTGGTGCACCTCCTGCAGCATTATAATAAATCTTCTCCCCCGGCTTACCCTTGATTGAATTAGCAGGCACACCTGCTGTCTTAGGGATCAACCACTTAGGGTGACTCATAAGGTCTACATTATCAACAACTTGATTTCTAACTCTGTTATAGAGTGATTGTAGATCTAATAGATTAGAGACAAGACCAACTCCCCATAAACTATAGGGAATATCGGTATAACGAATTAGTTGTACAGGCGTTGCGCCAACGGGGTATTCTCCTTCAAATAGATGTAAGTCCCCGTTGATCAAAGCATATCTACCATCCTTCCAATATACTTCATAAATCTCTGCTCTACCTTCTGGTGCGTCTTCCCAGCTACCACCACCATAAGATACTACTGCATCTGGTAATGCTGATATCTTATCCTTGAATCTAGGAAAGCGCTTCTCTAATTCTTCTTTAACAACAACTTGCCTAACGGCAACCCATTGGCTTTCTTCTGGTCCCTTGACACCATATTCATAAAACAGATCATAAGGAGAAACTACCTTAGTACCAACTGACTCTAGATCAGGATCATAGAATGTTTGTAGTCCAACATTACCAGTACTAACAAGCCACTTAACGGCTTCATTAATAACTTCTTTCATGTTGTTATTGTGCCAATAATATTTAAGTGCCTCTTCTGAGGATCTAGCTTTTAGAATATCCTCTGTTGAAGGAGAGGCAGGAAGAACTGAAATTGAGGGATACTCAACTGCCAGTCTAGAAACGATGTGTCGATAGATGTTAACTAAGAGGTTGACTGTATACTGTGCCTTATGTTGATCCATCCTGGCTGTAACATAAGACTTTAAATTCTTGTCATAGACAATGTGTTGTTTGCCTTGTAAATACATTAAAGCCAAGTCCCATAATCTAGTATAAGTCGACTTATCTGTTTTAGCTTTGGCTAAAGGAGTTTTTAGATTAGGATAGTCCATTATGATGATTTCCCTTTGGCATATCTTTCCTTAAACATCTTAAGGAAATCTTCGTCATATAAGTCCTCATCGAGTTTAAGTTCTGTATCTACCCCCAAGCTTGGAGATCCAGCAGGAGCGATGTCGACACCCTCGCCTCCTTTCATAGTATCACTTATGCCCGGGTATGCAGCAATACCAGAACTAACTGCCCCTTTAAGATGTTCTGAAGCTTCACCCGATCTACCTTGACCTGATGCTACAGCAGCTTTTCCTAGTCCACCTAGAGCTTCTCCGCCTTTCCAACCTGCGACTGCTCCTGCAGGACCGCCCATTATGCCTCCAGCAACTGCGCCTATAATACTTAAACCCAATCCAACACCCTCTGCGCCACCCATAGCACTTTCTTCTTCCCTCTTCCTTTGCATTTCTAAAGCAGCCATACGTCGTTCATGACCCGGGACTCCCTCACCTTTACCAAATTTAAAAGCCATTAGTCATCCTCCATTGCAAACACTGTGGCATAACCTGAAACTGGACTTCTATTCTCAACTGCCTTTTCTTCTTTAACTTTATGGTATAGCCTTTCAGTAAAAAGCCAAGTGATAATATTCACTTGGACTACAAAAACTATTCCTAAAAACATAAAAATTGGTAATATAAAGTCCATATCTTCCTTAATACAAAAAAGGGGCAAGACAGTTCGGTGTGAACCATCCTGCCCCTTAAAGCCTAATTTAGCCTAGTCTAGGGCTCAGTCGCCGTCGCCAGCACCAGGGAAGTCAAAACCTACCAAGATGCCATTAGCACCCGGTCGGAGACAAACCTGATTGTAATACCAGCGATAGAACCCTTCCCACTTATCTGCATTTGCAGTTCGGCTGAGAACAGCACCATCTAGGTCAGCGAAGCCGCCAGACTCCAACTCACAAAGCTTCCAAGAGGGCGTATGCAAAGCAACGACCATACCTTTAGGAGCGTGCCTAGAGGACCTGAATGGAATGTTGTTGAAAGAGAAGGCACTGAACCCAGCATCTCCCTTTCCAGCGGACGTAGTATCAACAACCAAGTTGTTGTTGTTATTACTAGTAGCAACCATTAACCCAGCATATGCCTGTCGGAAGACAGGATGCACCAAGAAAATGTCCGGAGCCTCACCCGACTCTACATCGATCTGATCAACCAGTCTCTGCAGTTCACCTAGGCTAAGAGCAGCACGATTGTCATCGCCGCCATCATCACCTGAATGCACATTACCGATTAGCTCACCAGAACCATCCCTCACCGTGTTAGGAGCAGCAAGAGCGCCGTCCGTACCATTACCAAAGATCACAGGATCTGAGAGGTTAGAGAAGATGCCTTGCGGCTCATTGGTACCTCCAGCACCGGCAAGACCAAATACACCAGCCAATGCTGAATTAACTGTTGCGGCTGCAAGCACGACAGCGGGCTGGTCAGCCGCGCGGAGCAGTACTGGACAAGCAACACCATTAGGAACACCGGTAGTATCAAGCGTATTAAGAGTGATAAGACCGGTAGTTGTATTAACAGCTATACAGTCAGCAATTGAATCAGCAGCATCCGCCGGATCACATGGTTGTAGATCTCGTCCATTAAGAACACATAAAGCTAGCTTATCTACTGCCAGTGCTTCATCAACAAGCTCCTTAAGTTTAGCAATGTCACCACTAAACTCCCACAGCGCGCCGTTGCCCTTATCTTTCTTCTCATTTAGATAACCGATAACACGACCACCTGAGAAAGTGGTTTGGTTAGCCTCATTGCGGATATCCGAAACGAGCTTGGTCATCTCAGCATCAACATAGCTGATGAATGAGTTTTTGCCACCAGTCTTGGCAGCAGCGATGGCAGGTCCAGAAACTTCGAACCGACCATACATGAACTCGGCTTGTACCTGAAGTTGAGCAAAGCCCTGACTTCCAGCAGTAGGTAGCGTACCACCCTCTGCCCGGTAACCTACACCGGAGTTCCGAGAAGTATGAACAGGGATGATAACCCTCTTCCCACTCCAATCTACACTTGCCTTCTCCATGAGTTCAAGTGCGAGTACCTCGTTATTTAATTGATCCTGAATTGGTCCGAGATAAAATTCCTTTAGGACAGAATCAAGCGTATCTAAAGTAGCTGGCATTATAAAATCCTCCTTATGTTAGCTAGTTTTCCAAAATTCTAAAGCAGCAGCACGGGCTTCTGCCATAGTTCTTGGCTTACCTTTGGCAGCATTGCTGCCTGGGGTATGCCCAGAAGAAACACCATTTAATCTAGGAGCAGCCTTAGGCTTGTTCTCCTCTAGATGGCGAGCAATTGCTCTTTCCTCAATTGAGGCAACATAAGTATTATACTTTTCTGCAACATCCATTACATCCACAGTGGGATCCTGAATGACTGCATGAAGAAGAATGTCATCATTAACAGCAGGGTATTTAGCCTTTGCTGATTGCAGTTCAAGTTGAAGTTCACTCTGAGCTTCTCTAATCTCAAACTGTTGAATCCTAGAATCTAATTGCTGGTATTGAGTAGTCTCATCACGATAACCTTCGGGTACTCCAGATTGAACAGTATCTTTTGCAAGATAATCATCTAACCAATCTGTCTGTTCCGTAGGGGGTGGTTCAACCGATCCAGCAACAGGAGTCTTAATATTCTTAAATCGACTCTCCATTTCTTGTAATTGAGCTTTGAGAGTATCGTTCTCACTCCGCAGTGTATTCCTAGTCTCAACTACACTCTTGAATCTGCCATATGGAATCGGATGTCCAGATTCA